ATATCAAAATACGCAACATTGGCCGCACCAATCACAGTGCCGTGACCGGAAATCGTCTTACGTGCAATTTCATGATATAGTGATGTTTCCCCACCCGAAGGCACGGTAGCACCATCACCGATTGCAATATGTGTGATGACAACCGCAGTACCATTTGCAATGGCAGCCGCTTCTTTAGCGCGGCCAAGATTTGTCATCAATGCGAATGAATTTTGGGCCATTATGTTGATACCTTGTAATGAGCCGTTGCAGAGGCAAAGACACACGGAGCGCCGCCGACATAGACTGCGGCACGCAGAACCGGCGGACTAAAAACAAAAGGATGTGCAATGCTTGCCAGATGGGTCTGCGCTATTGCCCCGGTATAAAGATTACCCCGTGCTTGAAGCGCGGCACGGGTCGTGAATACACGCGATTTAGGTTTGGCTGCATCCACCGATGCAATCGCAGCTGCTTGAGCAGCTATGTCAAAAACCGGACTGCCATCACGATAGAGAATTTCAACGCGGAATGTCCCGCGCCTTGATCCGTCCTCCCACCATTCAACAATCCGCGTTTCCAGATCAAACGCAGCCAATGCACGTTCAACAGCACCACGCGTCCCTTTTAGCCGGTGCACCATTGGTGAAGCAGCGATAACCCGCCGTTGCTGCTCTTCCGGCCAGTCAGCTGACCACACATCAACGGACACGCCCATTGCCAGATACGGCAAAAGAACTTTCGGGCATTTCCATGGGTTCCAGATCGTTGCAACCAATGCCGGATCTACGGTTGCAATCCGTGCCAGTTCTGCAGCAAGCAAAGCATGCGTCAAAGCAGATGAGCGCGGCGGCAATATAGAGCGGGCAAGATCAGCAACAGCTTCAATTGCCTCAGCTGGTGTCACTGCCATGATCCTTGTGTCTGAATTGTATGGACTATGATCTGCCCTACTTGCCCCACACCTTTCGATCCGGGTTCGATATCGACAGCGGGCTTGGTAACTTCGACGGTCACATTGTCATCAACGGCAGCACGACCGCCGATTACTTCCCGCTGGACTGCCAAGCCGATACGACGGCGAGAAGTCGCGTAAGCTACCAAGCGTTTTTTTGCTTCCGCCGCCATTGCAGAAACATCGACACCGGGAGCATAGTAAAGCGTGACCTCAATCTCGTAGGGCGTCACGACTGCCGGTTCGATACGGACATTATCCCCGATAGGCCGCACATCTTTCGGCGTTACGGCTTGAAACGTCCGATCCAATAATGATTGATCGGCAGCACCATAAGTCACCGTTGGCAAAACTATGACCAGCACTTCCGGCGCCAATACCGGATCGCCACTATTCCGGCCAACAAAAGGGTTCGGGATCAAACCTGCCGAATAGGCATCGGCGTGCAAACCTGCGGAATAGATTGCGGCATCCTCTTCGGACTAAACCGAGACATCCGCGATATCACGTTTCCCGTCCAGCTCGAGCGCATGGAAAGTATATGCTCCTTCCGGCCCCGCAGTAGAAAACGCCTCAAATGCCAGCAAGATACGCGCACTGAAGATGTCGTCTTGTTCAACCCACTTGCCAAGCACATCATCCCATTGAGCGTTATCCGGTCTGTCATCAGCAGTATTGTCATAGTGCAGACGGGAGATACCGGCATAGGTAGCGGCTATGTGATCGAGATCACCACCAATTGCTGTTGCCAGAGACAAAGCACGGATCGCCTCATTGACCCGTTGGCGGAATTTCATTTCCTGATTGCCCCCGCCCTCAGAAAAGGCAATGACCTGCGGATCTGTTTCAAGCTTAGCGACATCATAATCAATGCCGTATCGCGATAAAGCGGCGATCAAATAATCATCTCGCGATGCTTTGATTTCCTCAAAATCAACCGGTACGACAATAGGAACGTCGCCAAGATCGGCAAGATTAGGCGCAACAAAACGGCTCATGAGACCGGACCTCCGACACTGATATTCGTTGTGATCTCACCCTCTGATGTTGTGAAATCACCTTTATGCCCGTTCGGATAATAAACCCCACGGATATCCAAATTAATCACGCCCTGCATACTGGCATCTGTGACATTGATAGATGTAAGCGCAAAGCGCGGCTCCCAGCGGGCGATTGCCATTGCGCAGGCCGAATAGATGCCAAGGATGATGCGGTCGTTCATCGGTTTATCGATCAGGCTCAAAAGCTCTGACCCGAACTCCCGCCGCATGACCCTTGTACCGACAGGCGTATTGAGAATTACAGAGATAGATTGGCGGACATGATCAAAGCCCGTCAAAAGCGAACCGTTAGTGTTCGAAAAGCCGAGCGATGACATGAGGTTATTCCTTCACCGCCTTCAGTGCTTTTGACCGGTCTTCCGGCTTTTCAAGCTGATGCCCGTAAGGCTGCATAAATTGCTTAGCCACCGGATCCGGCATCTCAACTGGTTTATCGCCTGCAGTATAATAAGTACCGCCGTAGAACCCGTTTTCTTTGACAATGACCTTCATTGGTCTCTCCTTAAAACTATTCACATGACCATTTGGAAGCGCCGGAAATCAGCATGGCACCGCAACCGGTGCTATCCCCATGGCGGGCAACCGGATCACCTTCACATTTAAATTTTCCAGATCCTGTGGTGATCGGCGTTACCCCGTGCCCAGGTATGGGACAGGAATGCAGATCACCTTTGCGGGCAATCAGCTTTCCCTCACACGCCCACTTTGATGCTGATGAGATAACAGTGCCGCCGTGACTGGATGTATCCCTGAGCCTGACGATTAACGGCATTAGGCAAGGCTCCCGCTTGCAGCTGTAAAAATGATATCCTGCGCATCAATGGTCAGAGTATCGTCGCTGAAAAACAACCGCACTTTGCCTTTGGTAATAACGGCTTCCGTCCCGTTGTGAGGACGTGGGTTCGCATTGGAATGCGTAGAAAAATCAATCACACCGTCAGTCAGGTCACCACTTTCAGACGTGACATCAACCTGCTGCCCGACAGTCGGCGGGATGTGTGTTGAAATTCCGCCAGCTGCAACCTCTTTCCACGGCATCCATCCGGTACGATACGCTTGCTCACCATCTTCCAGCCGCACCCGTGCCAGCCCTCGCGCAGGATCAATCTCATCAACGACACCGGTACGTTTCCGGTTTGCAGCCCGCCGCTCCAATTCAAAGAGTCGGCGCTGCAGATCCGCAATCACATTCGCCAAAGTGTCAGACATGGGACTGCTCAATCAGTATTTTTGTAAAATCCGGTTCTGTTGTTTCCAACGCAGACGGCGCGATATCGCAAAGCGCCCTTGCCTCATCAAGCGTGATGCCGAAACGACGGCGTTGTTTTTCATTATTAAGCTGCGGGGTATTCAACCCCATCAACTCTTCAAGCTTACTGAGATAAGGATGCCCGTCAGCTCGCATCTGATTGATTAGCTTTTGCCATAGTGAAGTTGGTGCGATCTCATCACCATAGACAGGGTCCGGTAACAAATCGCAGATCAGACATTGTTGATGTGCTGCCATGCGCGTGCCGGTCTCAGCGTCAGCAACACGTTTGCGTTCAACGCGTGCAACATCTCGCACCAAAGTCCGCCAAAGCTCACCCCACACATTTTGCGGATCCGTCAGCGCAACTGAAATTTCCCGATCAACCGTATCCAGAAATAATTCAAAAGCTGCATCTGTCGGTGGAATACCGCCGATTGTGCTTGCACCGGTTTCTGAATCCGGTTCAGTCATGGAGATTGCAATACCGGTTTCCAGCAGCAGTTCAGTCAAACCGTTGCGCCATAGCTGCCTGCCAGCACTAAGATCATCGGCCTTTGAGGTTTCAGTATAAACAGAGATAAACGGCTTTTCCTGATCGGTTTTTAACTGACCATTTGCACCAAAATCCAGCGACGCGATCTGACTATCGAGAACATTATCAGATACGGATGTTCTGCGACGCAGAGCCTCAATAGTGATAATGCGCAGCGCAATTCGACCAATCGTCATCACACTACTCCAAGTTTGAGAACAATCAGATTGCTATACCGGTCTGAGACTGCGGCCACTTCAAACCAAGGTGTGCCATGCCGGTCATTGGCTCTCACCCTGTCACCGGTCACTGGTATCGGCCCCGAATAAACCGAACGATCCAAAAACAATTCAGCTTCGCCCAAGGACAAGCGAGAGCGATAAGTACCAGTCGGTCCCGGCGACTTTGAATCATCACCACCAACATGCAGCACTGCCATGATATCAATTTTAGGTCGGTCAGGATCCGGCTGTTGGTTTTTCAGGAATGAAAGGCGAATTGACTCGCCAAAACTCAGGCCGATCTTTTGATCAACCATTGCTTCCAGTTTTCGCCAATTCACCATGATGTTTATACCGAGAGACGTACAACACCGCTGTCAGACGGATTGCCTGCAGCTTCCACAGCATGGCCGATAAAAGTGTTGCCGGTGGCAGTCGTGGTCAGTTGCTTGTCGGCAGCAACATAATAGAGCTTCGCCCCAACCGTCCAAGCTTGCGCCGGAACCTTTGGCAGAGTGAAAACACCTTTTGTAGTGATTTCCACTGTATCGCCTGCAGCCGCAGAAAATTCAGCAGTGCCGAACAATTCGCCAACAACCACCAGATCGCCAGATTTTACATCTGCAGGTGCAGGTACTGTGATAATATCACCGGATTGGATATAATTTTTCATGGGAAAACCCTTCTGAATATCAGACTGAAGAAATGGCGGATCACCAAGACCCGCCGATAGTTCGATCAGGCACCGGCGTTTTTGTAGCCAAAGCGATAATCGGTAGCCCCGCAACCGAAGTCATGTTCAACCGACATACTGAAGCCCTGACGCCCAAAAGGTTCATCCATGCGAACACGCGGAGCTTCATAGCCTTCCAGATAACCCCAACGATAATTTGATCCTGCTGTTGGATCTGAGAACAAATGCCAGGCATTGTCTTTGATCTGGGTGGTTTCGATCAGCTCAAACCGGCCAGAGAAAATGTTGACCGATGAGACTGTCGCAGGCGTGATTGAAGCAAGCAGCTTTTCAGCTTCGGTCAGCTTGTTAGGACCGACAAGCATGATGCGTGGCGAATTAGAAAGCAGCGGATTGCCATCTTTGCTTTCCTGCTTGCCCATTGCTGTACGACCAAGCCCCACACTATCAACCGTGATAGC